ATTATCCAAGACCACCTAGATCAGCTTGTACCTTTTGCCCCTACCATAACAATCAAGAATGGATGAGAATAAAAGAAGATCCTAAAGCATGGGCAGAGGCAGTTGAAGTAGATAAAAAAATTAGAAATGGTATTTCTGGTACTAAGGATGAATTGTATTTGCATAGATCTTTAGTGCCTCTTGATGAAGTAGATTTTGATCCTAATAAGAACCAACAAAATTTATTTGATGATGTATGTGATGAGGCTATGTGTGGAGTATGAGTGATGCAATAACAAATCTAAAGTTAGACTTTTCTACATCACAAACAGTTTGGAAATTTCTACAAGACAAATCATTTGTAAGAGGATTGATGGGCCCAGTTGGATCTGGCAAGTCATACGCATGTGCAGCTGAGATAATGTTAAAAGCTGTCCAGCAAGTGGCCAGTCCTAAGGATGGGATCAAGTATTCTAGGTTTGTTGTAGTTCGTAATTCTTATCCAGAGCTTAGGACAACTACTATTAAAACTTGGCAAGAGTTATTTCCAGAAAACATTTGGGGGCCATTTAGATGGAGCCCTCCATTAACACATCATATAAAATTACCATCAAGAGATGGAGCTCCAGGTATAGATTGTGAAGTTATCTTCTTAGCATTGGACCAACCAAAAGATGTTAGAAAACTTTTATCTATGGAACTAACTGGTGCCTGGGTAAACGAGGCAAGAGAATTACCTAAAGCTGTTATAGATGGATTAACACATAGAGTTGGAAGGTATCCTACATTATCAGATGGAGGGGCCAAACCCTGGAGAGGTATCATTATGGATACTAACCCAATGGATGATGATCATTGGTGGTATAGATTAGCAGAGAAAGAAAAGATGAAAGGTAAATATAGATGGAGTTTTTTTAAGCAACCAGGTGCAGTAACAGAATATACCAAAGCAGATCTACCAGAAAATCCAGAGGCTAATGGTTTTGTTATGTCAGCAAACAAATGGTGGATGACAAATCCAAATGCAGAAAATAAAAAAAATTTACCGACTGGTTACTATGAACAAACACTACTTGGAAAAAATTTAGATTGGATTAGATGTTATGCTCAAGGCTTATATACCTATGTCCAAGAAGGTAAACCAGTCATGTCAGAGTATGATGATACTATGATGGCAGCAGATTTTTTAGAACCAGATATAAGTTTACCAATCCAGGTAGGTGTGGACTTTGGTTTAACACCAGCTGCAATCTTTGGCCAAAGAACTACAAAAGGTAGATGGAATATTCTACATGAGTTAGTTACCTTTGATATGGGATTAGAAAGATTTGGTGAGATGTTAAAATCAGAATTAGCAAGTAAGTTTCCTAAGTTTGAGGTACTGGTCCATGGAGATCCAGCTGGTATGAAGAGAGATGAGATCTATGAGGTTACAGCTTTTGATCATTTAAGATCTATAGGATTAACTGCTAGACCTACTGCATCAAATGATTTCAGAGTAAGACGAGAGGCTGGAGCTATGCCTATGAATAGATTGATAGAAGGTAAACCAGGTTTGCTTGTAGATAAGAGATGTCAAAGATTAAGGAAGGCATTATCTGGTGGTTATCATTTTAAAAGAGTACAGATCTCTGGTGGTGAAAGATATAGAGATGCTCCAAACAAGAATGAACATTCGCATGTTGGTGATGCCTTTATGTATTTATTACTTGGTGGTGGTGAGCATAAAAGATTAACAAGAGGAACTAATAATAAATTTAAGCAATCAGTTGCTAGTACAGAATTTGATATATTCGCATGAGTGTAGCTGATGGATTTGGAATGTTGGCTGTAGGTATGATAGCTATCTTTATAGCTACTATTATTGCTTATTATATAATTAATAGGAATGATGATGAATAAAGATGTTAAACAAAAATGGTTAGTAAGAGTTTGGAAAAGAGGAGAGATGGAATTAAAAAAAGAATTTACTATTTTTATATCAGAGAAAAGGATGGAGCAATTTGTTATACCAAAAAAGTATAGAGCCACTTATGAGATTACAAACACTTGAAAGTATTTTTAATGTAGATGGTAAGGATATGATAGTCCTACCATTCAAATCATATTTACTAAATCTTATGGACCTACATCCAGAGGATCGAGAGCACATGGATCAAATACCAGGTTACTTAAATTATTTAGATGCTTGTACTAAACAAGGCTTTGGATATACAGTTTTAGATAAAGGTAAGCCTATAGTTTGCTTTGGTATTGTACCACAATGGCCTGGAGTTGCTGAGTTATGGCTGATACCAGATAGAAAACTAATACAGAAATGGAGATTAAAATTTCATAAAGGTGCAAAAAAATTTATGGAGTTAGCAGCTGATGAGCTTAACCTTCATAGATTACATGTAACTGTAAGTGCTAACAATGTTCGTAGTGTCAAATGGATAGAACATATATATTTTAAAAGAGAAGGTGTATTAAAAAAATATTCCTTCAATAAGAAAGACATGATAATGTATAGTAGGTTATTTTAATATGTTAAAAAAAATATTTAAAAAATGGGTTTGTTTAGTATTCTGTATGGGTACTTGTTTCTATACACCATGTTGTAAAGGTAAAAGATAATGGGTAGCTTGTTTAAAACTCCTAAGTACACTCCTCCACCAGAGATGAAGAGGAATGAGGATTTACTTAATGAAAGAGATAAGAGAGCAGAGGCAAGTGAAAAAAAAGAAATAAGAAAACTTGCAGCAAGATCTCGTACTAGACGAAAGGGTGGTAGATTACTTTATTCTCAAGATAGAGATTTACCAGCTCTAGGAGTAGGTAATACACTTACTGAAATTGCTAGTGTAAGAGATCCAATGAAAGATGAAAGGATGGTATCATAATGGGAGGAGCTCCAAGAATAATTAAAAAAGCAATAACAAAACCTTTTAAGAAAAAACCACCACCAGCTAGTCCAATAGCTGAGAGAAGAATAGAGGTAGTTAAAAAGACTGAGCCAGAGCAAAAAAAAATTACAAGAAGATTAAAAAGAAGAACAAAAAAAAGAACTTCATTAATGGCCTCTGTGCCAAGACCTGGTTTAGAAAGTGGACAAGACTATTCACCAATAAGAAATCCAAGAGATAATAAAACTAAATTGGGAGCATAATGCCAGGGTATCATAAAAAAAAATCTAAAAATAAAAAAAAGAAAAGATCATCCAGAAAGAAAGGATTAATGTCTTATGGATAGTCATGAACAAGTTTATATAAGAAATCCAAAATTTAGAAAACCAAAGGAGCAAGAGGATGAGCAGAAAGTTTCCGAAAGTTCCGAAGAGTAAAAAGGGAGTACCACTTAAATATTTATCTGGTGCAAAGAACCCTAAAGGAAAAGAGGCAGAGATATTGAGAACAAGAAGATTATATAAGAAAGGTTTATTAACAGCTGCTATGATGGATGACATAAGCAAGAAGAGGGCAAGAGGATGAGTAAAGCAGCAGTTATAGCAAAGTATTCTAAGTCTAGTGGAATATCTAAAGGAACATTAAGCAAGGTTTATTCTCGTGGGATTGGGGCCTACTATTCTAGTGGATCAAGGAATGTATCAGCTCATGCGTGGGCTGCTGGTAGAGTGCGAAGTTTTGCGACTGGTAAAGGTGGTGCAAGAAAAGCTGATAAAGATTTAATAAGATCAAAAAGAAAGAAAGGACTGGTAAGCTAATGGTATATAAAATGAAAATGAAAAAAGCATCTAAACTAAAAGGCAATCAAAAAAAATTAGATGCAAACAAAGATGGCAAGATTGGTAAGCAAGACTTTGCTATGCTAAGAAATAAAAAGAAAAAGGTAATGGCATGATAATTTTTGGACATACTCCTAGAGAATGGAAGAGAAGAGCAAAAGAACATAAGTGGTTTGTTGCTGCTATAATTATCTCTTTTGTCTTAGGAGGAATAATTATTTAGATGGTAGCTAAAAAATATCAAAACCCATCTGGTGGATTAAATGCAAGAGGTAGAGCTTTTTTTAAAAGAACCGAAGGCAGTAATTTGAAATCACCAGTTAAGAAAGGAACTAATCCGAGAAGGGTTAGCTTTGCTGCGAGGTTTGCTGCTAACAAAGGACCTATGAAAGATGATAAAGGTAGGCCGACAAGATTAGCTCTAGCTCTCAAGGCATGGGGTTTTGGTAGTAAAGAGGCTGCTAGAAATTTTGCAAACAGAAACAAAGGAACTGCATAATGCACTTAAACGCAAGAGAAGTTTTAGATAGATCAAACAAAGCATTTGCTCGTAAAGAACAATGGAGAACTATTTACGAGGATTGTTATCGTTATGCTCTTCCACAAAGAAATCTTTATGATGGATACTATGAGGGTACTGTACCTGGCCAGAATAAAATGAACATGGTATTTGATAGTACAGCTATCCATTCTACTCAAAGATTTGCAAACAGAATTCAATCTGGCCTATTTCCTCCCTATAAAAAGTGGTGCAGATTGGAACCTGGGAATGACATACCAGTAGATAGAAAAGCAGAGGTGCAACAAGCATTAGATCTGTATTTAGATAAAATGTTTACTTTGTTAAGACAATCAAACTTTGATCTAGCTATGGGAGAGTTCTTATTAGATCTCTGTGTAGGTACTGCTGTTATGCTCATTCAGCCAGGGGATGATATAAATCCTATTCAGTTTACTCCAGTTCCTCAATATCTTATTGCATTAGAGGAAGGACCAAATGGAACTGTAGATAATGTTTATCGTAAATACAAAGTTAGAGCTGAGGCTTTGCCAAGACAATATCCAGATATAAAATTAAATGATCAATTACAAAGATTAATAGAAAACAAACCTCAAGAAATGGTAGAGTTGATTGAGGCAGTTATATTAGATCCAGAAAGAAAAGATTATTGTTATCATATCATACATGAGAAAACAAAAGATGAGTTAGTATTTAGAAGAATGGATACTACACCATGGATTGTTGCAAGATACATGAAGATACCTGGTGAGGTTTTTGGTAGAGGCCCATTAGTATCTGCTTTACCAGATGTAAAAACTTTAAATAAAACTTTAGAGCTGTTACTTAAAAATGCTAGTATAGCATGTGCTGGAGTATATACAGCAGCAGATGATGGTGTAATCAATCCATCTAATATTAGAATTACTCCAGGATCAATTATACCAGTAGCAAGAAATGGTGGACCTCAAGGTGCATCACTAGCTCCTTTACCAAGATCTGGAGATTTCAATGTATCACAAATTGTTATAAATGATTTAAGAGTAAATATTAAAAAGACTTTGTTAGATGATACTTTACCACCAGATAATATGTCAGCTAGATCTGCAACAGAGATTGTAGAAAGAATGAAAGAACTAGCACAAAATTTAGGTGCAGCTTTTGGTAGATTAATTACTGAAACTATGGTACCAATCATAACAAGAGTATTATTCATTATGGATGAGAAAGGTCTTATCCAGCTCCCTTTGAAGGTCAATGGGCTAGAGGTAAAAGTAGTACCAGTTAGTCCATTGGCTAAAGCTCAAAACTTAGAAGAGATAAATGAGATTATGCAATTTTTTCAAATAGCTAATTCACTAGGACCAGGTGGTGTAGCAGAACTGAAACCAGATGCTATGGCTACTTACATAGGTGATAAGTTAGGAGTACCAACAATGTTAAGAACTACTCCAGAAGAAAAACAACAAATCATTCAACAAAGTATGCAGATGTTTAGCCAACAAGCTGCTATGCAAGGACAAGCTCCCCAAGCTGATACTCCTCCTCAACAAGAACCAGCAAGTGCTGTAGAGGAAGAGGTTAGCTCATAATGGCAAAAATAGGATGGGAAGGTATTGAGGTCTTAGATAATCAAGCAAAGCAAGAAACAAAAAACGAGCAGCTTGAAATAGATAAGTCTTATGCTAGAACATTTGAAACTGAGGAAGGTAAGAAATGTTTGAAACATTTAATGAGTAGAACATTAGATCAACCGACTTGGGTACCAGGGGGAGATCACACATCTGGATATGCAAGAGAAGGACAAAATAGTGTGGTCCGAGAAATAAAAATGAGAATAGAGAGGGCAAAAAATGGCTGATGAAAATCAAAACGAAATAGTAGAAGAGAACCAAACTGAGGGATTGATGGGTGGAGTTCCAACAGAGGAACCTAAAACACCAGATCCAAGTGATACTGTAGTACCTCATAAGGAAGAGGAAAAAGCAGAGGACAAAACTTATGAGAATGAAAAAGAAGTAAAACTTGAAAAACCAGAATACATTGAAGATAAATTTTGGGATCCCAAGAGAGGTGTAAAAACCGAAGAGCTTAGTAACTCTTATAGTGAATTACAAAAACAATTCTCTATGGGTAAACACAAAGCTCCAAAAGAATATGATGTAGCATCATTAGAAGATGTAGAAGATGATGATGAATTAAAATCATATTTTTTAGAATGGGCTAAGGAAAACAAACCTACTCAAGCTGCATTTGATAATTTAGTAAATAAATTTAAAGAATTATCTGTAGCTCAAGAAGAGGCAGATAGTATAAACATTGAAGAGGAAACTGCTAAGTTAGGTCCTAATGCTCAACAAATCATTGAAGGTGTAAAAAAATGGGGCCAAGGCTTGAAAGCTAAAGGTGTGTTCTCTGATGAGGACTTTGATGAGTTTAAAATATTTGCTGCTACTGCAAATGGTATCAATACTATTAATAAACTTAGAAAGTATTATGGTGAACAAACTATACCTACAGCTCCAGTAGATGTAGATGGTGCTCCATCAAATGATGAATTGTATGATTTAGTAGCAGATCCTAAGTATAAAACAGATCCAGCTTTTCGTAGAAAGGTAGAGCAACAGTTTGCTAGAGCTTTTCCAGGAAAAGTAGATACTGGAGAAATATAGACTTGCTATTTAAATAGAAAACGATTATTTTGTAATCGGAGATAACCAAAATTTCTTTTGGCCTTTTGACGAGTGGAAAGTACACTATGTCAGCCTGGCTATTTTACCAGACAACTGCGAGTAAATAAATAAATGTGTTAAACTAATAAAGGAGAAAACATGGCACAATCAATAACTAATGCTTTTGTTACTCTGTTTGATGCTGAGGTAAAACAAGCATATCAAGGTGAAAGTTCAATCTTGGGATGTGTAAGGCTAAGACAAGGTGTACAAGGGCAAACATACAAGTTTCCTAAACTTGGAAAGGGATCTGCTACTGCAAGAGTTCCTCAGACTGATGTTACTCCATTGAATGTAACTTATTCTCAAGTTACAGCTACAATGAGTGATTTCAATGCTGCTGAATATTCAGACATTTTCCACCAAAGTAAGGTGAACTTTGATGAAAGGCAAGAGTTAGTCCAAGTTGTATCGAAAGCAATCGGTAGAAGAATGGACCAACTTATAATAGATGCTGTTAATGCTGCATCTGGAACTGGTACAGTTGCTAAAACTGTAGTAACTTCTGGATCTGCTGCATCATCAAATCTGAATGTTGGAAAGCTGATAGCTGCTAAAAAAGCTATGGATGCTAAAAATGTTCCATTTGATGATAGACACATCATAATCCACGCAAACTCATTATCTGGATTACTAGCTGATGAGAGAGCAATCTCTGGCGATTTCGCTAGTATTAAAGCTCTGGTATCTGGAGAGATCAATACTTTCCTAGGTTTCAGATTTTATGTTCTAGGTGATAGAGATGAAGGTGGATTACCATTAGCAACTAATGACAGAACTTGTTTTGCGTTCCATAGAGGTGCAGTCGGTATGGCTGTAAACATGGCACAAAAAACAGAGATCAATTATGTTCCAGAGAAAACATCATTCTTGGTGAACTCAATGTTCTCAGCTGGTGCTGTTGCTATTGATGCAGATGGTATCGTAAAAATAACAACTGATGAAAGCTAATAAGAAGGAGAATAATTATGGCGTTTGATAAAACAGGACTACAACCTATTGGTGGTCAAGCAAAAGCTGGTAATGCTCCTCAAATGTGGAGCTACACATCAACTGATGCTAAAACAGCTATTGATGCAGAGGGATACTTTAATGATGTATCTGATCTGTTAAAGGTTGGAGATATAATTTATGTCCACGCATCAACTGGTGGTACGAGAACTTACTCGTTACACCCAGTAGTCAGCAACGCAAGTGGTGTTGTTGATGTCGGTGATGGTACAGCTATATCTGCTACTGATAGCGACTAATCAACTAAACATGGGGAGGCCCTTAATGGGCCTCTTCATTTATTAAAGGAATACTATGGCAAGTGGAGATACAAAAGTAACTATTGTAAACCAAGCGTTGGTGTTGTTAGGCTCAGACACAATTTCGTCATTTTCTGATACAACTAATGATGCTGCAAGAGTAGCTGATAGTATTTATGAAACAATCAAAGGAAAAACTTTATCATTATATCCCTGGTCCTTTGCTCTTGTAAAAGAACAACTAGCAAGATCAACAGCAACACCAGTAAATGAATGGACTTATTTATACCCTTTACCCTCAACTGCTGTAAGTGGTACAGCACTACAAGTTTATAACTCAAGCTCAACAAGAGTATTGCCAATCCAAAGCTATGAATTAGTTTATACAAGTTCTGGACCAGCTATAGCTACTAACGAAGAAAACATCTACATTGACTATATATCAAGTGTTGTATCAGAGGGCTTAATGCCTAATTATTTTATACAGCTTTTAGTTTACATGTTAGCCTGGCATTTAGCTGAACCAGTAACAGATCAAATCACAAAAGCAGAATACTGGAGAGGTGTAGCTTTGGGTTCTTTAACAGAAAATGGAAGGGGTGGGTATTTTCGCCAGGCATGTAATATAGATGGTAGAGGTAAACCAAATTATGCAATAGTAGATTTCCCATTAACAGATGTTAGATGAGCAGAGCAGTAACTATACAAACAAACTTTACTACTGGTGAGGTAGATCCATTATTAAAATCTCGTATAGACATCAATCAATATTATAATGCATTAGATCAAGCTCGTAATGTTTTAATACAGCCTCAAGGTGGAATAGAAAGAAGGCCAGGATTACAATTTATATTTGAGGTACCAAGTGCTGCCAATCCACAAGATGGAATGAAACTTGTACCTTTTGAATTTTCTACAACACAAAGTTACATGCTTTTATTTGTACATAACAGAATGTATGTATTTAGAAATAAAGAATTAGAAACAAACATAAATGGAAGTGGTAATGATTATCTAACTACAACTATAGGATCTACAGTTCTTGCAACTATGGACCATACACAATCAGCAGATACATTGATTGTGGTCCAGGAAGATATGGCTCCTAAAAAAATAGTAAGAGGTGGTTCTCATTCAACATGGACCATATCAGATCTATCATTTGAATTTATACCTAAATTTAATTTTACTCCAGCTGAAACTACTATCAATCAAACTATTACACCATCTGCTGTAGATGGAAATATTACAATAACTGCTGGGGGTAATGTTTTTACATCAAGTCATGTCAATCAATTTATAGAGGCTAATGATGGAATTGGTAGAGCAAGAATTACAAGATTTGTTTCTGCTACATCTGTAGAGGCAATAGTAGAAATACCATTCTTTAATACAACAGCTATTGCATCTGGAGGAACTTTTTTAGATACTGGTTATGAGGATAGCTGGTCCAGTACAAAAGGTTATCCAAGGACTTGTACATTCCATGAAGGTAGGCTTTACTTTGGTGGTGTTAAGTCAAGACCTAATACAATTTTTGCATCAAGAGTAGCTAGGTTCTTTGATTACAATCCTGGTGAGGCTTTAGATGATGACAGTATTGAACTAACAATATCTACAGATAGCACCAATGCAATAACTGGTATGTTCTCTGGTAGAGATCTACAGATCTTTACAAAAGGTGGTGAGTTCTTTTTACCACAATCAACACTTGATCCTATAACTCCTACTAATGTTGTAGTTAATGGTGCAACAAGAAGAGGATCTAAAGAAGGTATCAAACCAGTAGGAGCTGAGAGTGGTACATTATTTATACAAAGAGCTGGTAAATCTTTGAGAGAGTTTTTATTTAGTGATGTAGAATTATCTTACATATCAAACAATATTTCTTTGTTATCATCTCACTTGCTAAAATCCCCATCAGATATGGCCCTCCGAAAAGCAACATCAACTACTGATGGGGATCTATTACTTATAGTGAATGAAACAGATGGATCCTTAGCTACATACTCAATACTTAGAGGACAGAATGTTATAGCTCCTAGTTTAAGTACAACAGATGGTGAGTTTGTAAATGTAGGAGTAGATGTGGACCAAATATATTTTACAGTCAAAAGAACTATTAGTAGTGCTGATAAATATTATGTGGAGTGTTTTAATGATGACAATACAACTGATAGTGCAAAATTATTATCTGGCAGCAGTAAACCATCATCAACAACTGTAACTGGCTTAACACATTTAGAAGGTAAAACTGTTAAGGTTGTTGCAGATGATCAAATGCAACTTGATAAGACTGTAAGCTCTGGCCAAATAACATTAGATGCAGTACCAACAACTTATGTAGAAATAGGATTAGATTACACACCTACTGTCAAAACACTACCAGTAGAACTAAAATTATCTAGTGGTAATATTACTGCACAAAAGAAAAGAATAGTAGAGGCTACTGCTAATTTATATCTCTCGCAAAATCTTACATTAAATGGTAATGATTTATTATTTGTAGCTGGTGATTTTTTTACTGGTAAGAAAAGAAAAAAACCAATGCTTGGATATGATAGAGATGGACAGATGACTTTCTCCCAGTCTGCTCCATTATTTTTTACATTATTGGGAGTAGAATATAAAGTGAGTGTAGGACAATAGTATGGCAATAAATTGGGCATTTGTAGCAGTCGCAGCATCAATAGGAAAAGCATATACAACATATCAAGCTGGTATGGCTCAAAAGGCTTACTATGATAGTCAAGCTGATATTGCTAAACTACAATACAAACAAAAAGAAATTGAGGCTAAAGAGGATGGTGTCAAAGTTTTAAAAAAAGCAAATGCAGATATTTCAACTATTATAGCTAAAGCAGCAAGTGGAGGTATGTTACCAAATGAAGGTTCTGCTCTACTAGCAACAACATTATCACTCCAAGCTGGTGTAGAAGATTTTAATGTTGCACAAATTAATCAAGAGCTTATGCAAAATTTAGGTATCATTGAATACACTAATTTAAAAAATGCTGGTAAGTTTGCTAAACAAGCTGGGATCATGGGTGCAATTTTTGGACTTGGTACTGATATAGCAACTATAGGATCAGCTGGAGGGTTTGCAAAAAAACCATCTTCTCCTTTAGATCAAACGACAGATAGCCAAATAACTGATGGTAAAGGTAATTTCTATGACTAAAAAAAGAATTATATTTGAAGGCAACAATGTAAAATACTTTCCTATATCAAATGTAGGTGGGGATCAGTTTAAGGTCCAGGCTGCTTTTCAAGGAAACCTTGCAGATAGAATAAATAATGTTTTAAAATTTTCTATAGGTAAAGTAGAAACAGAAAGTAAAATTAAGGCTTATGAATATGCAGCATCTAATCCAGTAACATTAAGTCAATACGAAAACGCATCACCAACAGAAAGAACTAAGTTATTACCTAAAGGTACAAATGTATTTGATGCTACAGTAAGAAATGCACAAATAAACTTTCTAGCAACTGATGTAGCTATGGCTGCATCTAAAAAAATATCTGAGTTAGAATTAAATGCAAACAATACTGATATGGATGTTGAAACATTTGAGGCAGAATTAAACTCTATTGTTGATGGATACACTCAATCATTTTTAGAAATAGATGGAGAGGGAGCTGTAACTGTCAAAGCTAAGTTAGCTACTATGGCTCATACATCCTTAAATAGTTACTATGATAAAAAAATAAAACTCGCTAAGGATATAAAAGATGCAACAGTAAAAGATTATGCTAAATCAGAAATAAATAATGTAGGTAAAATCATACAAGCTAATGGTGCTTTCTTTGAAACTTATGATGATGTAGATGGAGTAGTAGTAAAACAATCTGTTGATGAGCATATAAAGAAAGAAAAAAATAGAATTAAATTAGAGTTACTTATCAAAGGATATAAAGATATTGATGGCTGGAGTGCTGATTGGGATGCAGAGGTAGTTAAACAAAAACAAATGTACCTTGATGGTTACTATATTACACCAGATGTACAAGAGAGTGTAAAACAAGCAAACGATATGTATGACCAGGCAGAGAGTGGTAACTTTGGTGGTAATCAAAACATGCAAGAGATTTACAAAAGTTTAGATAACAAAGAAAAAGATGCTTATCTTGACAAGGTAGAAGAATGGAAAGATGGAGTAGCTAACAAGAAAAAAGATAAAGATGAGGCTTTAGCTATTGATCAAACTAACTTAATTAAAAATACAAACATAAAATTTCATGAGGCTATTGTAGAAAATGATTATGAGAAAGCTGTAGAGGCTGTAAATGATATGAAAGATATACCTGGTGCTAGTGATGCGTATATTGCAATCCTAAAAGATTTTGAAACAAAAGAAGAAGGAGGAGCTTTTACAGATCCATTAGAGTTTGATAAATTAGAAGAGATGCTAATAATGGGAACTATAACTAATGAAGATATTGATAAGGCTTATGCAGCAAGAGATATTACAGCAAAACAAAGATCAGATTTTAAATTAGCAAAAGATAAAAGACTTACCTCTACATTTAAACAAGCAGATGCATATCTTAAAAAAGCTATTGGTTATGAAGATACAAGAATTACAATAGGAGATAGTGAAGAGAAAAGTTTAGCCTTTGAAAGATATAGAGTAAAATCTATAGAACTATACGAATACTTTTTAAATACTCCAGATGTAACTGCAAATGAACTTATAGCTCAAGCAAAAGAAATTGTTGGCAAAACAACTGCTGAACAAGATGCAAAAGTTAAAATATTAAATCTGAGAAGAGAAATAAAAACAACTAAGTATGGTCAGTTTACTATGAATAGTAATGCTATGTTTGTTTATGCAAAAAAAGTAGGTTTGACTGAGGCAAAAACAAAATCTGAATTTGATAATCTTTTTACAACAGTAGAAGGTGTATCAACAATAATTTCTGTATTAGATAGTATTAAGTTAATACCAGAGGGTGGAGAAAGAAAGATTGAAGATACTGGTATTTTTTTTGATGATACTGTTACAAGACCATTAAGTATAACAAATGATAATATTGATATACTAAGATCTAAATTACTTGCATATCAAACTTTACTTATAGAGGACCAACAATGAGCAGTATAGATAAAGCATACGAAAATTATTACAAATATAAATCTGATGACAGAGATTACATACTTAATAATAATGGTTACGAACCACTAGAAAAAACAATATTTGAAAAGGCTTATGATGTAATTAAACCTGGAGGTACTATTGATGAAAAAGTAGTACCAGTTATGAAAGACATGGGTAAAGGTGCAGTAAGAGGAGCTGCAAAACTTACTGAGGGTGTTACTACATTGATTGCAGCTGGAGCTGAAAAATTTATACTTGGTCCAGAGGCTTTGAAAAAACTAGATCCAGAGGGAGATGGTATAGTCAAAGATATTGGAGAGTTTTATAAAAGAAATGTTTATGACAAGATAGGTGATACAGAAACTTTACCAGGTGCATTAACAGAAGGACTTGCTCAGTTTTTGGTTCCAGGTGTTGGATACTATAAATTATTTAATACTCTTCTTAAAGGTAAAGGTGTGATGACTATTATACAAAGAGCTTTAGCAGCAGAGGCAGCAACAGTAGGTACAGCACAAGTAGCTGGTGATGCAAACTTTGTAACTTTTATTGCAGAAACTTTTGATATTGAAACTAAAGATGCAGAAACAATAGCATCAAGATATTTTGAATATCTAAAAACACCAGAGGATGTAACTGATGGT